CCGACATCGCCCCAATTTAATTTTAATATCGGCAAATTAAATGCGTTTTATGCTTGACCCTACAAGTTACTTGTGGCCTAGATGTATCTAGGGAAAGCATAACGCGGTCCCGTTAATCAGGAGCAAGCAACATGGCACTAGCTAATACCAAGGTTCTACTAGAGACAGTCACAACCCCAGCAAACACCCGCGCCACGTATGAGGCAAACATCAAGGCGCTGAATGAGATTGCAAAGGATTGCGCGACCATGATCATCGAGATCAAAGACGCGGCGCAAGCGGACGGCCTAGGAGAATGGGCGGACTCGGACCGCACCACCATGCCAAGCACTAAGGCATACCAAGCGATAGAGAGCAACGGTCACTCTGACCTGACCAAGTGAGAGATACGCGGGATCCTTAAGTTCAAGGCTTGGAACTTGAAGGTCTCGACCTTCCCAAAGTTTGCTTGGTTCAAGTAAGACTGATATCTTCGGCACCCTAGCGATAGGGTGCCGCGACATATCACTCCGATATGAAACCAGAAAGAGGAAAGACAATGCGGATTAAATTAGAGTATATCGAAGTTCAGATGATTCTTAGTGGTCTAGATGCGATGCATCTACCTACTACCTCACATGATGATATTAAAAAGAAACTGTATCGCCGCCTAGAACGCTTGGAAGCAGACTATACCGGATCCTATGCTGATACTGCTATCGGCAAAAAGATCGAAGCGGCTGTTGATAAGATCGAAGCACGATGACCTTGTACCAATCTTTGTTGTTGGAAAGATTGAAGCGCGACCTTGCCATGGAATACTGGCAAGGTAACGTTGATAAGAACGGCAATGCCGTCGTTCATATCTGGAATATTCCGGTAACAATCCCTTACCATTAACCTAGACTGGCTAGCCTATGCGATGTAGGCTAGCCATACATAAACCAGTAAAGAGGAAACATCTAATGCCTAATCCATTCGGAAAAACACGCGCCCAAGAAAAGCCCTACGCGATATATAAGCAGGGGCCCTTTGAGTGGCGCGTTCTTAAAACATACAAGCAGCCAAGCACCGAAGCGAAAGACGTATACGCGCGCTGGTATCTATCTACCAGTTCACCCCATACATACGGGAGCGGAGAACTAGGCGATGGCTATGCGAAAGACATACGGGACAATGCCGTTCTAATCCAAGCCGAGCCAGAGTGGTTAGAACACTATAGCCAACACGGTGTTGGCTATACCTAGGATCAAGGGCCCTTCGGGGCCCTTTTTTTGCGCCGCGTTGGCCGGCCACCCCATGGCGGTGATCCGCAGAGCGCGGCCGGCCGGCCACCCCGTGCCGGTGATCCGCAGAGCGCGGCCGGCCGTCGAACGTCCGACCCCAAGGGCGAGGGCGCAGAACATGCGAGGGCGCAGGATATGCAAGGGCGCAGAACATGCGAGGGCGCAGGACCTGCAAGCGACCGACCGGCTAGCAGGGGCGCAGGATATGCAAGGGATCGACCGGCTAGCAGGGGCGCAGGCATATATATAAATATATATAGGCTAGCAGGGGCGCAGGCCTGGCGCGATGCGGCCGGCGATGCGGCCGGTGAAACAGCGAACAAAATACTTGTGATGTTAGCGCGGCCGGTGTAGATTAATCGAGTAGATTAGAAACAGGAAGGACAGACAATGAAATCCGGAGTCATATACAAGGGGCAAAGCCTATTGGATGGCAAGCCTATAGTAGCAATAGCGACATATAGCGACCGCAATACAAAGACGGGTAAGGTGTTACAAACCTATATCATACGCGGAGACATCTCACCTCTAGAAGCTAGTAAGAGCGGCGAAGATTTCAGCATATGCGGAGACTGCAAATTCCGAGGAACCCCAACAACGGATCCGGTACGCAAGCAAGCGGTCAAACGTGACTGCTACGTTAACCTAGGGCAAGGCCCGACTATCGTTTTTAAATCATACATGCGCGGCGTGTATCCAATGGCGAACAATCGCGCAGACCGTACAGCACTAGGTGCCGGCCGTGTTGTTCGCATCGGAACATATGGGGATCCCGCCGCCGTCCCGTCTTGGGTTTGGGATCAATTGTTAACTGGTTGCGAGTCGCACCTTGCATACTCGCATCAGTCTGGATTCCGTCCCGATATCGCGATGCAAAGCGCAGATACAAAAGCGCAGGCGGTTGCACATTGGAACAATGGCGCACGCACATTCAGAGTGATCACCGATATTGGCGACCTAGTGAAGGGTAAAGAGATCCTTTGTCCCGCAAGTAAAGAGGCCGGCCGGCGCGTTCAATGCAATGCATGTAAGTTATGCGGCGGTACATCTATCAAAGCCTCAAAATCAATTGCCATTGTACAGCACTAATGACACAATCAACGCGGGGACATTGTGTTCCCGCACTAGCAATAGGAAATCAACACATGAAAAACATTACGCGCCATACTGGGACAGTAAAACTTATCAAGCGGTTGCCAAATTCGTACAATGGAAACCCTCAATTCATTCTTGGCATAATGGACACCCCAAACAAGGGGCTCGGCTGGACGTTCCGAACACCCAAGGACAGTATGCTGGGATATGAAATACAAAACTACATCGACAAAGATATTGACGTGACAGTGACCATTGGAACAAAATATAATTGCACTATGCTGAACAGCCTAGAGACAGCATAGGGATAGGGGCGGCGCAGGGGATTCCCCTGCGCCGCTCATATTTTTTTTACACACACATTTGAGCGAGGGCGCAGGGCGCAGAACCGGTTGGCCGGCCACCTCGATCAGGGGCGCAGGGCGCAGGGATCCGGAGAAGTTAACAAACATACCCTAAATGTTAACCGCCTAGCAGGGGCGCAGACCCGTTGGCCGTCCACCTCGGCGCAGGGGCGCAGAAACTAGGGCGCAGGGGCGCAGACATTCGCATAATGAGAGAGCAAGCGAGGGCGCAGGGCCGCGAACAAAGCCGCAGGGTTCGCGTACACATGACCAGTGCCGCATCGCAGGCCCTGTTCCATGAGGCACGGCCCCTGATCCCCGTCAAACAAATGTAGTTCCTTGGTCGAGAGGCTCTTCACCAAGAAGAAACACGCACCACCTCGTGACCAATATTGCATATGCCACGCGACCTGATGAGATCGGAGGCCGATTGCATTAGACTTCGCTACCTTCAACTCTAACCAGAGTGGCAGTCCGTCCCAGACCATATGCACATCAGGAACACCGCCCCCATGTACGTTTTCAATCCTTGTTGCCGCTGTCTTTGGCGGCAAGTTCTGTCTTATCGTGTTCCAAAAGTTCGCCTCTGGTCCCTTCGACATCGGTCACATCCTTGAACTCAGCATCGATCACAAATGCCTGTGGGAATTTCTTTTGCAGGTCGGTCAGACGCCCGACTATTTCATCGCGGGACATCTGATCTATGGTGTGAGTTTGTTCTCGCCTGTCCACAGTCAGACCGCCTAGGGCAGACCGGATCTTTTCAGCATTGATAGCGGCAGAGAACTGCCCCGATTCCTCAGCCCCCTCAGATAGCTGGTGTAGGCGTTGCAGTTGCCCGATGGTGGTGACCCCATAGCGGCGTTCTCGTTCGTCGCGCATCTCTTGGATGTACTCAAGCACATGGGGATAGTCGCGCCCGTTCAGCAGTTTTGAGGCGGTAACGTTTGCCACATCTTTAGAGTACCCTGCTTTTCTAGCGGCTTCAGCGTTAGAGTAGATGCCTTCCACAACATGACGCCCGAACGTCATTTGCCTTGGTGTCAGGGTTCTATCGTGCGCTGCCTCGATCTTCTTTTTCAGCGATGCCATTGCATAATCCTCAACGTTTACAGGGAGTATAGAGACCGCTGCGCGTTACAACAAGTTTCTATATAGTATATTCCCACAGGAATCCGAACGGGTTGGACCTAAAAATCTAGGTGAGGGCAGTACTAGGTAACTCAGAAAAGGTTCCCACGGGTTCCCACTGGGTTCCCACTGCTCAAAAGTATGGTGGGAACCCGTATAAAACTCTTAACCCTTTGTTCGGCAGTAATAAAATCGTGTATCATTGTGATGGGTTCCCGAGGTTCCCACCAAATCCCAATAGTTTTCAGTTCAAAAAGTTTTAAAACCTCCAGCTACCCCCTATAGTGGGAACTCAAGAAACATTTTGACATGTGGCCGTGGTGCGTGTAACGTCACAAGTGTAGAACAAGTTAACCAGACTAGAAGGAGTGAAGAACTATGGAATTACAATTGAAATCGATCAAGTACACTGGGTGGATGTCTGAGGAGACATTGTGCTTTACTGCCAATCTGTACGTTGACGGCAAGGTCTTTGCTGAGGTCAGCAATCAGGGTCACGGCGGCTCTACTGACTTCCGCCCTCATTCAAAGTTTAAGACTGAGGGTGCGATGCCTTTTTACCGTAAGTTAAAAGAGGTTGAGGCTCATTGTGAGGCGATGCCTAACCTTGAGCCGTGTGAGTTGTTTGATGAGGGTTTGCCCATGGGTTTGGAACTGTGGTGCAACATGGAGGTTGAGTCTTGGTTGGCGCGGCGTGATTTAAACCGCAAGTTAAAGAGCCATGTGTTGTTTCAGATGCAAGGCAAGGACGGGATTTACCAGACCAAGTACCACCCGACTGTGACTGACGGTTCGTGGAAGAATGGCCGGCGTATTTTAAACGACATGCCTGAAGCGGCGGCTCTTGATATTTGGAGGGCGAACTGATGCCTCGCTTTGATTTCACCCCTATTGATCCCCGCAATACTGCGGGGGTTCGTGCTTTGCTGGTTGCTGTATATGATCGGTGGATTAATGAGAACGGCTTTGCTGATTTCGTTGGCGATGCGATGGATTTGGCACTGGAAGATTCGGCCACCCTGTCTCATTCTCAGCGCAATTTCTTGAATGCATACATTAGATTATGGGAGGCCATGGACGATGGCAATTATTAAATTAGAGCCTGAGCAGTACGTTGAGTTGTATGCTGAATTGGCAGAGTTAATGATGACGTACCTTAATGCTGCCGCTCTGACACCTGAAGAACTTCTGATTTATCAGGAAGAAAACGGGGACATTCGTTACACTGAGTTAGGTCAGCAACAGTTTGAAGACTGCGTTGAGGATATTGAGCACATTCTGGCGCACAACGATATCATCAAGGGGGATTTGTGATGAGCAAGGGCGTTGTTTTAAGTTTGTATGACTTCACTGGCGAGGCGTTGAAGCCATGGGCTGATGCTGGCTACGAGTGCTATGCGTATGACATCCAGCATGACCCGCATGAAATCACCAAGGAATATTCTCAGCAGCATAAGGACGGCTCGATTGAGTACCGCCATATAGATTTGCACAACCATTCTAATTTGGCTGGTTTGTATCGTTTGTTTGAGCATCAGAACGTAGTGTTTGGCATGGCGTTTCCTGTCTGCACAGACATGGCTGTATCTGGGGCGGCGCATTTCAAGCGCAAGGCCGAGGTTGACCCTGATTTCCAGAGCAAGGCTGTTAGTTATGCGCGGTGGTGCGGGGAGTTGTTTGAGGACATAGGCGTTCCATACTTTGTGGAG